AGGGTGTGTGGGGACGCATCACCGGCACGATCGCTTCGATCCCTAAGCGACTGGCGGGGGAGATGTCCAAGCTCCGGAAAAGCATCATAGGCGGCCGCGCCAGGTCGGGTCGGTACAGCAAGGTGTATCAGCTCGACTCGAGCCGAGTTGATTACGAACTCGCCCGTGAGCTCTACGACAATTCCCGAGATGAATACAAACTTGGCGGCTGGTGCTTCAAGCCGATCATCAATACCGCCGTGGGCTTCATGGGGGTCCCTCGGTTCCGGAGCGAAGACCAAGACGCCCAAGAGGCGCTTGAGGACTTCTTCGACGGAACGATCTCGCTCATGCAGCAAACACATCGGGATGCGCTTCGAGACGGCGACTCATGGGTTTGGATCACCCGGGAAGAAGACGAGGACGAGGAACTCTACCCCGAAACCAACGGCGTGCGCCTTGTCTACAACCTGATCCCGCCCGAGCAGATCGACGAAATCATTCGTTCACCGTTTACGGGACGTCCCATCGAGTATGTGCTGAAGAGCAAGCACGAGTGGACGGACGAGGCCGGCACGAAGCGAAAGGGCATCGTAACGCAGCGCATTTCCGCCGAGCGTCGCTTGATCGAAGTGGACGGCGACACACCGCCCGGCGTTGAACCGGGAGAGACGCCGAACCGCTGGGGATTCATTCCGATCGTACAGTTTTCCAACGAGAAGGATTCGAGCGCCGCCAACGGCAAGAGCGATCTCGAGCCCGTCGAGCCATTTGCAAAGGCCTATCACGACATCATGCTCCAGGCGATCCAGGGGAACAAACTCCACTCGACACCGAAGCTCAAACTGAAGCTGAAGAGCGTGGCCAACTTTCTCCGCAACAACTTCGGGATCGAGGACCCGGCCAAGTTCGTCCAGGAAGGCGGCGAGATCAGCCTCGATGGACAGGAAATCATCTTCCTCGAGGCCGAGGATGACGCCGGGTTTGCCGAGGTTCAGTCTGCGACAGGTAGCGCGCAGCCGCTTCTCGAGCTCCTGTTCTACTGCATCATCGACGTCTCCGAGACGCCGGAATTTGCCTTTGGGGCGTCCATGTCGGCCTCGCACGCCAGTGTCAAGGAGCAGATGCCGGTCCTGATTCGTCGCGTCGCACGCAAGCGCTCTCACTTCGAGGAGAGTTGGCAGCGCCTGGCGAGGATCGTTCTTACCATGACGTCGATGTCCAGCGGCAAACGTTTCAGCACCCACGCGACAACGCTAATTTGGGATCCCATCCAAGAGCGCGACGAGAAGCAGGCCGCCGACACGATCGTGAGTCTCGTGAATGCCCTATCTGTCGCAGTACGAGACAACCTCATGGGTCAGGAGTCCGCGGTCAATCTCCTAGCTCAGTACGTCGAGACGATGTCGGAGTGGGCGGGTGATGATCCGGAACAGCCGGGTGAACGCGAAAAAATCATACGCACGAAGCTAATGCTGGCTCGTCTTGATGACGCCGAGCTGGCGGATAAAGAGATCGACGAGATCGAAGCGATGCTGAAGCGTCTAGGGGTGGGTGCGGCGTAATGGCGGACATCACCAAGCCCATCGACCAACAGCTTTGGGCGAACCTCGGCTACATTCGGTCGCTCAAAGATCGCCAGTTTGTAATTGACGTGCTCGAGGCGAGACGGGATTTTCTCAGGTTGCGCCGGCGCGAGGAGGTCGCCATTCGTGCCGTGTACGTCGCTGCAGCGGACCAGGTCGCCAAGGACCTGCGCAGGCTAAAGCCCACAATCGGTCAGTTGACGCGCAATCACCTCGTTGCACTGGAGAAATCGCTTCGCCGAGAGATCCAAGTGATCGACGAGGTGGTCAAAAGGCAGACCCGCGAGAGCATCACTGACGCCGTGAAACTTTCCGCACGCCCGATTGACAACCAACTCCTACGGGCCATCCGCGAGGCGGACGTCGGACTTGACGTCGTGAAGCTCCAACGAGGCTTTGCCGACGTGAACACAGCGGCGGTTGAGGCACTGTGGCAACGCACGCACAAAGGCTTGAGGGTCTCCGACCGTATTTGGAACAACAGCCAGCATGCACGACAGGCAATGCGAGATCTGGTACAGGTGGGTGTGGCCGCCGGGCGGGATACCGTGCAGATCGCTCGGGACCTGGAACAGTACGTCCGCAAAGGTGTGGGTACGCTTGCCGAGGATTACCCCGCCATGATGCGACGCATGAACAAGCGCATTCCTAGGGATCTCAGCTTTGAGGCATTGCGGTTGGTTCGCACCGAGAAAGCGAAGGCCTACACCGAAGGCACGTACTCGAGAGGGCGGACGAGTCCGAGTTACAAGGGCTCCAAGTGGATGTTGTCCGATGCGCACCCGGTCGTCGACATTTGTGACACCCTTGCGACCCAGGACCTTTATCGCCTGGGACCGGGAGTCTACCCACGTGGCGAGGAGCCCGTGGTCCCGCACCCAAACTGTCTTTGCAGTGTGGTCCCCGTCCTAGCGGACACGGCAGACTTCGTGAACGACCTCATCGCTTGGAAGAATACCCCTTCGTCGAAACCGTACCTCGAAGAATGGTACCGGACGGTCTACGTGCCAATGCGCGCTGCATAATGAGGCGATCGGTCCGCGGTGTGGGTGCATGCATTTGGTAAAATGGCGGTATGGATGATCTCCAGCGGACTCGCTATTACGACACGCAGATTGCGGCGACCAAGAAGCTCATGGACTACGTCGTGCATGATGCGAACGTCTGGGACCAAATGGCGTCGTACGAGCGACATGGGCGGTTAGAGTACTTTTCGATGCTCCAGCAGTTCATCGGTTCGGTTCGGACGGGCTATGAGCGGGGACGCCTTACGAAGCGTCAGGAACGGGAACTTCGGAACCTCGAACGGTTGGTTGACGATGCATTGGGCACGATCAAGATCCTCAAAGACCGGGACGCCGAAATGCTGAAGCGCGAGAGGGGAGAGGCGCCGTGAACGCACGAGCCGAGCAACTCATCCGATGCGATACCTGTAAGCAGATGTTCGCCAAAGAGCCTGCGGTCTTCCACGAAACGAGCGGTGACGTCGAGACCGTCGGCCTCAAGTGCCCCCACTGTGGGGCCCGGTACGTTGCGTATCGGACCAATGCCGCCATTCGGTCCTTGCAGGCCAAGGTGACTGCGGAAAGACAGCTGGCCAACAAGAAGATTCGTGCCGGCACGCCGCCAAACAAGGCCGAGCGACGCTTGCGGCAGGCGAAGCGCTCGATTGAGGCCGCCATGCGCTCGTTTAACGGCAAGTAGACCGACCAATTTCACGCACATACTCGCTTAGTCAGAGCCGTCCTCCGGGGCGGCTTTCGCATTTCTGGGAGGTGATGGCCATGTCGATGCGTTTCCTAACGGCACGGATTGCCGGCGAGATGAAACCGTCCGACGTCCCACTCGCGCCGGGTGTCGATATCGCGGCGATCAAATCGGGCGACGGCGATCCCATGGAAGTGGTCGTCGAGGTGCCCGCGGGCAAATCGACCCGAGGCTGGAACTACCGCGGCGAGGCTCTCCAAGACATCGTGAACCACGTAAACCAGCACACACTTTCGGGCTTCCTCGGTCATCAAAAGGAGACCGACGTCGCAAATGAATTCCCGACTCCGGTTACCCACTGGGTGGGCGCGGTTTGGAAAGACGGGAAGGCGTACTTTCGCGGCGTGATCGACAAGGTGGCGCCGGACCTAAAGCGATGGATCAGGTCGAAGCGGGTCAAGGAAGTGTCGATCTTTGGCGCTCCGAAGTTAAAGCAGGTCAACGGGGAGACACATGTCGTTGGCTATCGGCCTCTAAGCATCGATTGGACCCCGTTGGGGCGAAACGGAATGCCGACCAGCATTGTCTCGGTCGGCGAGATGGACTCCACGTTTGATCGAGATCTCCTCGAAGGCGAGCTGGATGGCAGCCACGAGGGGCTACGAGATTCGCTTCGGCAAGCCGTGCAGGCGAAACTCGGCGGTGATGGCATTTACATCGGGATAGAGCGTGTGTTCGATGACCATGTGATCGTTGTGTACGAGAAACAAGGAACGAGACGGCTTTACGATGTGCGCTATTCATTGCAAGACGACGCTGTAGTGTTGGGCGATGAGAAGGAAGTTGAGCTCGAGATCAAACGGGAGTACAAGCCCGTGGGAGAAATGAGAGGAGCCGATACCATGACATTGGTTGAAATGCTTGCGAACATTCGCAGCGCGATTGCCAAGAAAGAGACCGATTTCCTCAGCGTCCTGGGTGAAATCGGCGTGACGAGAGAGCAGGCCATCGACATATTGGCCGGGGAGCAGTTGAAGGCGCTTCGAACGGGCGCTGAGTACGGCGCCAAGTTGGCGGCGGCGCTCGGGTTCAACAAGGACATGAACACGGAGGCCGCCCTTGTCCTGGCAGGCGAGATGGCCGGATTGAGCAAGGCTTTGGGCCTCGTTCCCGGAGCCAACGTCGACGCCGTAAAGACGACGCTCGAGAATCTGCAGGCTGTTTGGAAGGCGCTCGGGTTTGATCAGAAGGCGCCGGAAAAGCCCGCCGAGGTTGCCGGCGAGATGGCTAAGATCTACGGGGAGCAACACCAGAAGACGCAAAGCGCGCTGGTGGACAAGGCAATCGCCGCCAAGGTCTCCGGCGAGCAGGCGCAAGGCCTCATCAAGCGGATGCTCCGGGTCCCCGATGACGCCACCGAAGAGCAGATCTCCGGCGAGATCGACACGCTCCTGAAAGACGAGGTGGTCAAGGGTCTGATTGGCAGCCACTTTGTCGACCAGGCGGCAGGCACAGGTGGTAGCAGTGTTGGGAGCGGATCGGATCCCGGCAAGTCCGGCACCGGCAACCTCCGCAAGAAGACTGTGAGCGTCTAAAAGGCGCTCGTCAGTTCGGCATAAACACACGAATTGCATGGAACGACGCGCCCCCAACGAGTGGGGCGTTTTTTGATGGCCAAAAGCACAAGGGGCCCGAAGCGGCCCAGAAATGGAGGAATGAACGATGGGTTATGAAGGACAGCCGGTACCTACGACCACGTACCAACAGGCACGGGTCAAGGTCGGCGACGGCAAGTCGGTCAAGGTGTCCGTGCCCGCAGGTTCCGGTGCCATTGCGGCCGGGTCCCTGCAGTATTTCGACGGGGTCCTCGGATTTGCCGTTCAGTCGCTCGAAAACGACGCCGTGAATGCACAGGATC